CGATCGCCGTGGGCTTTTACTTGCTGGTGCGGATCGTTGTTTACGTGAGCTCGTAAATAGCTTCGAAGATTCACCGACTATGTCTGATTTGATTGATGAAGCTTCAATAGTTGTATGGTCGACTATTGAACGAGAAGAAAAATCGTGACGGATAAAGAGCGGATTATTCAATTTATTGAAGACACTGAATATGACCGTAGCTATCTACCGCATTTTGGTTTGATCCCTGATTGGTTCATTCGGTATAAAGAACTCAGGGACCTTATTATCAACTATTTAGACCGTCTCGAGGAGTCCGAGGATGTTAACCAGCGGGCATTTGAAGATGCCCATGAAGCTGTCGTTGACCCCGAGAGCTAACTCAATCGTATCGTCTTCTTCGACATACTCTCCACCGAAAGGAAGAATACAAGCTGGTTGAGTTGAGACTGGAGTACCCACGCAGTCAGTCCACCAGATCAAATCATCGTTCGTTGAGCCGCTGAAAAGAGCTTCAGTGCATTGGCGTGTGATTCTGGTGAAATTTTTATCGAGGGTGTAAGCCCCCAAGTGGTATAGAAGGTGAGGACGTTGTGTAGCCGTATCTACAGCCATGTACTTCCAGTGAAAAAACACTAACCACTCGTCACCGATGTCTATAGGAGCGGTTGAGTTGAAAGTGGGTGATTCGCCGACGACCTTTTTAAGACTTGACGAGTCAATTTCTATGTCTGGCTCACCGGGTGTTCTAATTGAGATCGGAACGGTCGAGTACAAGAGACGAAGTCTTCCTCCTTCACTGAAGAAACACCAGTTCTTTTCGGCTTTACCTGGTTTTAGGTTGTCGCCTACAGGAGGGTAGATGCAGTCGTTAACTTCTCCAAACTCATCAAGGTGACCAACGCACACTTTTGGCTGGTTTACCATAGTGTGCTTTGAGCTGTCCCATTTCGAGGCGTATGAGCTCGTAATGAACTGCAAGTACAATTCGTCATCCGGCGCTTTGAAAAGCCTTGCATCTTCATAGCTAAGCCTGTGCGGCTTGTTTCTAATTTTTTTGGCCCCTGAAATAGCATTTTCTGAGGTCAACTCACCGATGTAGATCTCGGTTGGTGTGTTGTTGTAATAGAAGTATTTTCTGTCGTGCCTGAACACAAAAGGTTGCGGCTGGCTTCTAAATGAAACAAGCCTGTGACCTTGATGATTTACTAAGCAAGGACTGAAGTTAGCCACTGAATTTTCAGGAAGCCCCCAGTAAATTCGTGAAAACTTACCTCCAATGTCATCAGCCTGCTGATAGACCGTCGGGTAGCCACGCTTGCTACGGATGTTTACAGGTACTTGGGTGTACTTGAGCGTGGTTTGATATCGAAGTTGTTGCTGAGACATCAGGCGAGCTCCATAGCTTTAGTGAAACCTTCGGCGATTTTGTCCCACCTATAAGAGGGATTTTGAGTCACTTGATAACAGTCGTTTCCTACTTTTTTACGGTATTCCTCGTCTTCGTAAAGTTTCTGAATAAGTTCAGCTGCGTGCTTGTAGTTGATGATGCCTCTTTCGACACCGAGATCTTTGTCGGTGACCCAAGCTGCTACATCGATAAGAAGACCTTTATCTTTCCAAATGTCTTGACACGAGGTATGAGCCGGTACGATCTGAGGTTTTTTGCACATTGCGTGCTCGAATGGGACAAGTCCCCAACCTTCTCCGTTCGCAGTGTTAATGCCAATGTCTACAGCGTTATAAATAAGATTGAGCTGCTCGTCAGGCGGGGCAGCCATATAGTTGATGCCTGGTGTAACAGCCAGTTTTGCTGTGGGGTCAGCTCCTCTTCGACGCATTTCGGTTTCGAAGAGTTCTGTGATTGCCCAGCCAAGATCTTTCTCGCCCATATTCAGGTAGAGAAGAGCATCTTCTTTGTCTTTGGCGAACTCAGCAAAAGCTTTGATCGTTTGATCAATCAGTTTGCGAGGTTGATTTCTGTTTCCGTTGAAGACAATAAACTTGTCCAAAGGAAGACCTAGTCGTTTTCTAGCTTCGTCGCGCTCGATCACATGGAATTTACCTTGATCTAAACCGTGTGGGATTACTCCGAGTTTCTTGGGTTTGATGCCGTGCGACATCAAGCGCTGCGCTTGTTCAGGCGTAAATGTAATTGCAAAATCCCAGTGCTCGATATACCTCAGCATTGGCATTGGATACCACTCTGAGTCAGTAGGAAAGTATGCAATAAATTTGAATTTGAATTGATCTTTTAGAAGATGAACCCGCTCCCACACCTGATTAACAATCCAAAGATCGTTTAAGCAAATGATGTAGTCAGGGCGTTCGATCTCAACAATTTGCTGGATCCTTCCGATTCCAAATCGATCTTGAGGATTATGAGCGCTAGCCGGGTAAATCTTAAAGGGATAACTGTGAGGATCTCCTTGGTAGTTTATGCCAAAAGAAACTATCTCGTGCTCTTTGCTGAGGTGATCTAGAATGCTATGAGTTACACGAGCGAAACCAGTATTAGAACAAGCATCTCCGTACCAAAGAATCTTCGACATACGGGTTTAGAATTTCGCTATCAGTATACAAACACTAAACGATAATGCCTAGCAGAGAAACATTTGCATACCGTCGCGCACTGAAGCTAAGAGCACAGAAAGCTGTTGATGATAATGACTCCACGGTAGATAGTGTGTTTGCAAGAGCTCAGGATGATTTCCTGACCTTTTGCACAATTATGGATAAAGCTCCAGCGCACCACATGCTGGAGTGGCACAAGCATTTAATTACTGGTGTAAGCAACAGATACCTTCTTGATATTGCAGGACCTAATTTAGATATCTTGGCACCTCGTGGTAGTGCTAAGTCGACTGTGCTAAATATGTTCACCGCCTGGATCATTGGAAGGCACACAAGTAAAGGCATGCCTTTGCAGATCATCTACTGTTCGTACAACATCGCAACGGCAATACCTAAGAGTCGAATCATCAAGCAAATTATCGATTCGACCTCTTTCAAAAAGATCTTTCCGAAGGTCAAGCTCAAGTCAGGCATGCAGAGCGACATCGGTTGGTCAATCGATTTCGACTACGCCGGTATCGACCGTGTGGGCGACGAAGAATTTACACTACGCGCCGCAGGTCTTCGAGGAAGTATCACGTCTAAACGTGCTCACTTGGTCATCGTGGATGACCCTATTAAATCCAGTGCGGATATTAAAAACCCTGCTGTTAGGGATGAAATGAACAACAACTGGTCTTCGGTTATCGCTCCGATTGTGTTTGAGGGCGGTCGTTCTATTTGTCTGGGAACTAGATTCCACCCTCTAGATATTCATAAAACTATGTTTTCTCCCACAAAGGGATGGAAACAAGTTTCTCAAGAAGCACTTACTTATGACTCAGAGGGAGACGCAGTAAGTTACTGGCCTGAGCAATGGTCAGTTGAGTACCTTCAGCAGCAGAAAGAACTTGACCCAGTCGCTTTTGCTTTCCAGTACCAGCAGCAACCAGTCATGACGTCAGATCTGGTTTTATCACCTGATCTAATCGTCAAAGGAGAAGTTGAGACTGAGTTCGACTCGCTGGCTGTGGGCATCGACTTATCCGCCAGTAAAAATGAAACTTCTGATTACACAGCCTTTGTTCTTGGAGGGCGTCTAAAAGATAAGTTTTACATTATCGACGCGCACCAGGTGCGTTCTATAGGAAACCTTGAAAAGATCGACCTCCTTTGCGACATGCTTGTTGAGTGGGGGATCCTTGAGTTACAAGGGGATCAGTACTTTCCCACTTACTCAACTGTCACTCTTGTCGTTGAGGCTGTAGCTTACCAAGCTTCTCTAGCTGCTGATTTAAAACGAGTATTACTGAATGAAAGAGGTTTAGGGAACTTGCATATCCACGAGGTTAAAGGTTTCCGTGGCGATAAAGTTGCTCGTTTTAGAGGAACGCTCGGTCTACTGGAGAATAAAAAAGTCATTTTTAATAAGTACCGCAAATTCGATGCGTTGACCGATCAGTTGATTAATGTCGGTGCAACATCTCACGACGACCTTCTTGACGCTTACACCTGGCTCATGACCTTCCTTCAGCGTCGTGGAAACTTCTCAGTTGA